ATATGCTGGTCCACCTTCTGCTGAAATTAAATGATGATAATGGGTTGCTGGATTGTCAACAGATTGAGGGAATATAAATTCATTATTGTAAAATAAATTAGATGTAAGTTTAGTTCTTCCACCATCAGCACCATCTGCTTTTCCTCCAAGTGCTGAATATCTACCTTGTAGTAATTTAATATTATCATCATCTTTATCTGGATTAAATCCAGCAAATACTTTAAGAACTTGCATTCCATTACCACCAATATTTCTAACAACAGAAGCACCACCAGTAGTTTGAGTTATGGTATTTTTAGATAGTCGGTAATCAATGTAGCTAAAAGTTAGATCATTATTTTTCTGGGCATATTCTGCCATGAAGTCATTGGGGTAAAATAGATAATCAGCAAATACAAATGTACTGGCAACCTTAAAGGTAGAACCAGCAGTAGCAGCAGCAGCAACTGTCTGTGAACATAACCGACCATCAGATACAAGAGGTGTCCAATAAATTTCTAACTGTACACGAGGCATCATAAAAAGTGGCAGCTGATTTCCAGATTTTAAGTAGGGGAAAATATCATGTAGAGAAAGTGCAAAACTTGATTTATTTTTATTAAGTAAATGAGGTTCTACACTACCACCTTGCCTCTTAAATGCTGGGGGAGCAACACCACCAGCACCACCATTAGCAGCACGAATATCATAATCATAACTATTAGATAGACCATATCCACCAGCTTCTTGTCCTTTTTCAGCTGTCATAATCTGTTCATATGTAATCTGACGACCAGTTTTGTACTGTTCTCTTTCTTTATTGGCAGAGTTGGAAACAAACTGGGATTTACATGCTAAAAGGTCTGCAAGATCCTCCGTTTCACATATGGTAGTTCCATCAGCAGTTTTCAGAACGGCACGCTGGATTAGAGAATATAGACCCACATTAGCAAATGGAAATGCTACTTTACCAATAGCAGCATCACTTGATGCTTCTAATTCTACAACTAACTGTGTATTTGGATGTAGGAAACCCTTTGGTTGCAATTCGAACCGTGTAAAAGAATTTCCTTGTGTATCCACATTAACCACTGGGTCTAACACATCTGTGGTGAACTGTAATGCCGTTGATGTAGGCATACTACGAATATTAAGAAGTGCTGGGCGATTATCTTGGCTTGACATCTTTATTTTATAATATATAAATCATATTATTTTTTACTAAAATAATTTTAAAAATGCGGTGTAATTATACAAAATAAATATCTATGTAAGTATAAATGAATATCATTAAGAAAAAAGATTTGGAATTTGGACAAACAATGGAACAATTAGCACAACCAGTTTTAGAAGTTATTTTTGGAAAATTAACTAATAATAATATCAAAAATAAATATCATCCAATTGATTTTAAGAATAAAGATTATGGTGTGGAATATAAAAGAAGAAGAATTAATTTTGGAATACATCCAACAGCCATGTTAAATATAAGTAAAATAGAAAAAGGTATAGAATATAAAAAAAGAGGTAAAAGAGTTATTTATGTTTGGGAATATGAAGATGATACATATTATTGGGAATTAGATGATACTTATACAAAAGGTAAAGGTGGAACATGTAGACGTGGTAAAGATGAAATTGTTGATGTAGCACATATTAAGAATGAATATATAAATAAATTATCTACTTTGGAAATTTAACATTATATTTTTTTGTAATAGCAGCATCTACCTTACGAGCATTTCCACCTAATATATATGAGTACACACGAGCATAAGCCCATGATTGTGGTGTTTGATTGGGACGAGAACCAGAAGATCTATAAGCACCCTCACCTTTCTTAAATACTTCATCAATAGCTTTAAAAGGAATTCCAGTAATTTTAGCAATATTTCTTTTACTTCTACCACCTTTCATTGCATCTATTTCTTTTCCATATTTTTTACTAAACTTCTGTGTCCATGTACTTTCTTTTGATTTAACAGATGTTTTTGGTCTATAAGTTCCCTCAAATATTGATTTTATTTGTTTTCTTCTATCATTACCTTTTAAACCTTCTACATAAGATTTTGGTACATTTCTGGTTTCACCTTTATAAGTTATTTTAACTTTTTCTACCATATTTATATTATATATTATTATAATATAAATGGATAAAATTAAATTATATAAACCCTTTAAAAATACTGGTAAAGGATTTAAGAAGTTCTTTGTGTATGTCAAAGCAGATAATAAAAAAGGTTATAAAAAGATTGGTTTTGGAGATAAAAGATATGAGGATTTCACACAACATAAAGATGAGAAAAGGAGAACTTCATATCTAAAAAGAGCAAAAGGAATAAAAGATAAAAATGGAAATTTAACTTGGAAAAATAAAAATACACCAAATTATTGGGCTGTTCATTTTTTATGGAATGGATGAATAATGACAAGTTGGCAACATTATATAATAATATTTTTGCCATTCCGTCATTCTTCTTTTTTATCTGATTTTTGTTTAACATAAACTTTATTCATTGTTGATACAGAATGTCCAGTTATTTCTGCCATTTCTTCTTGTTCTTTCTTAACATCAGCAAACTTATCAGATAATACTATCTTACGAAGCATGGTTGTGCTAATTGATTTATCCATATATTTCTTGGATGTTTTCAGAAATAATTGAGATAATGCATTTCTTGATAATGGTTTTCCAGTACTTGATGTAAACAATACATCTCCATTAGATAATCCATTTACTCTAATATAAAACCTCAATAACTTTTCTAAATCCTTTGGAATATCAATATCAAGTTCCTTATATTTTTTAGATGTTTTAAATTGATTTAATACAAAAAACATTTTATTTTTCTCAACAACTAAATAATTATTTTCTTTCTTTTCATCTTCTGAAAGTTTATTATATAATCTTTTAGTTGTAATTGTCATTCCGCTTACGTCATTTCTCATGGGTAATCTTGTGTAAATATTGTACAATATAAATACTTGGATTAATTGTTTTTCTTTTGGTGCTAAACTATCTTTTTTCTTTAATCCTTTATCTTTTATTTCTTTTCCCATTTCATCAATCATTTTCTGAACTTCACTTAATTCTACAAAATTCTTTTTCTGTTTTTCAGATATTACACCAGTAGCATTATCATCTTGATATTTCTTATTTCCTTCATCTCTAATAGTATTATATTCCTCAATTAATTTATCATATTTTTTATCATGGTTTAATGCCATCAATAAAATAATAATTGAGTTAAAATAGTTTCTTTGAGATGTATAATGTAAACCTTCTAATTTCTCTTTTACATTATCTATATTATCCAAGAATTTCCAATTATCAGTATCAAACATTTTTTGTAGCTTATTCAGATTTGCTACATACATTTTAATTGTATTGTCTTTAACATTGGGTCTTGCTTCTCTAATTTTTTCCATTAAATTTACCATTCTTTTATTATAATACAAGATTTTAATTTTTAAATAAAAAATCTTAAAAAATGTTAAAATGCTCGAACGGCAGATTGTGAAACTTGTGCAATAGAACCTCTACCAGCAAGATTGGCTGAACCACCAGCACCAGCAATTTCTACTGCTTTATCTTCTGCTGTCAACGTTGCTGTTTGTTTCTTTTGATCAGCTTTTAATTTATTTTGTTGTGCTGTTTTTTCTGCTGCTTCTTTATCTGCTGTTCCTTTATCACTCAATAAATCACCAGCAAGTGATAATAAACCACCACCTAATTCTACACCAAGAGCAGCTACATCTCCAACTGGTCCAGCAAGTGCTAAATATGATCCATATGTGGCAGCAGCATCACCAATCTCTTGCATGACACCACCAACTTTTCCAACAGTACCATCACCACTTAAACCATGTCCAGATGCTATACTACTTATTTCATTATATGATTGATCACCTAAAAATGCTACATTTGCTACTGGTCCAAGAACTTTTAATCCTTTACCCAAAGCACCTACACCTCTCAATGCTGTTCTACCAACAGCACCAGCTACACCACCAGCATCTGCTGCTTGCTGTGCGCCAACTTCTAATGCCCTTGTATCAATACCACCACCTTCTTCTATTGCTGCTTGATTTGCTGCTGTACCAGCATCTACTGCTTCTGGGGATGCTTCATTGGCAATATCTAATTCACTACCTTGTGTTCTTGGTGCTGTTTCTTCTGGTGCTGGTGTTTCTAATTGTGTTGGTCTTCCAGTTGGTCTTGCTAATTCACCACCTTCATCAACTGCTTGTGGTGCTGGTGTTCCTTGTAATCCAGCCGTTGCCCTTGCTAATCTACTTGCTGGGGTTTCAGTTGATTGTGCTAAACCTAAACCAGTTGTTGACGCATCAACACTTTCATCAGCAGTTTGTGCTAAATTACTAATTGTTTCAGTTGGATTAGTTTGATTACCCAATACAGATATTGCTTGTGGAATATTTCTTGCTGATCCTATATTTCTACCTAATTCAGCACCTTCATCCACGTCTGCCAATGGATTTTCTACACCAGCAGTTAAATCTATTTGTCTTCCAAATACTTTTTGACCAATAGTTCCAGCAAGTCCTCTGAAACCACTACTTTCAGTTCCTACTGCCATGTATCTACTTTGTGCTGTTAAATTTGTAGCACCACCATCAATTACTCTACCAACAATACCACCAGCATCATCACTTTGACCAACAACAAAAGCATCTGGATTTGTTCCTTCATCCTCAAAACCTTGTAATTCACCTCTGGGATCTTCATATAAATCACCAAATTGTTGTTCAGAAACTCTTGTAGTTTGGAATGTATCTGGTCTTCCTTCCACACCTTGTGTTAAACCACCAGTGTCTACATCTGCTGTTGGATTTAATGCTCTCTGTGCTACTACACTTGATGCTCTGCCACCACCTTCTGTTGTAGCATTTGCTATATCTTCACCAGTAGATACAGATGCTTCACCACTTGCTCTAACAGTTGTGTCTGGTACATCTTCTACTGGATTTTCTGCCAATGCTTCTGGTTGTGGTTCTGGTTCTCTTATATCTTCTTGTAGCTGACTGGAATTATCAGCAATATCACCACCAGCATCAGCATCTGGTTCATCTGGTAATTCATTTGCTTCTGCTATTTCAGTTGCTCTCTGATTAATCACATTTGCTGCTTGTCTACCTTGTGAAGTTATTACTGCTCTTGCTGCTGAACCATATGATGTTGTACCTCTATTTATATCTTGTGCTAAATTAACTATTCTGTTTACATTAGCAGCACCAGCTTTTCCTAATGCTCTTTCACCAACATATTGTGCTGCTACTTTACTAAATTCTGATAAATTGCCACCTTTTGCTACATCCAATAATTTAGATGCTTTTGATATATCAGCAGCATTACCAGAATTTCTTGCTATTTCCAATTGTGCTTCACCAATTCTAATTGCTTTACTAACTTTATTTGTTGTATCTTTTAATCCTTTACCCAGTGCTACAACACCACCAAATCCTACTGCTGTTCCACCACCTTGCTCAACTTCTTCTTTTGTGGTTCTATCACTATCAGTTTTACCTCTTTTTTTATCAGCATCTATTGTTGGTTGCATAGCATTATATTGGTTTTGCCTCCACTGATCTTCTGCTCCACTATTATACATGTTGTAAGCACTATTTGCTAAACTATTTGCTTGTGCTTGTGCGTTTGCTTGACCCACACTATTAGAAAAACCATAGAAGTCCATTTTATAATATATAAATATAAATAATTATTTTATTCATTATTATCATTTTTTTCATCAAAAATTTCTGTATTTCCATCAGATTTATTTGGAATTAAACTTTGTTCACCATTTCCAATTAATTTCTCAAACCGAAGATAAAACCTTGCTGGATTTTCTTGGGCATCAATGTATAAAAATGAATATGGTTGGTCATTAATAGCATAATTATAATATTTTAAAAATTGTTCTTCTGAACCAGCCAAATCAGAATATTCCTCCGAAATCTTGGCAAGTTCTCCTTTCTTACCAGCACTCTGCTGTCTCATGATCATAATATCAGTGGCATTTGCCCTAATGATTGGACTTATAGCACGAAACTGTTGTACTGCTATAATAATTGACGTCTCTATGTGTCTGAAACGAGAAGCTAAAAATGAAATGGAGTTATTTTTCTTAAAGTCCTTATTAATAATATCATCGAATACGAGAAGTGCTGTACTCATATCTTCCCTACTTTGTGATTTCTGTGATTTAATAAAAGCATCAATATAACTATCTTTATAACCATCTTCTACATCAAAAGCATCCATAAGGTATTTCCCTTTGGGATCATTATAAATACTATTAGAATAAATTTTAACAATATCCCAATAATCATCACCAAACATCTCTTCATCTCTTAAAAGTCCCACCAGTGCATTTGTCTTTCCACTGCGAACTGAACCAGCCATTAATAACAAAAAAGGAGGTTGTGGTAAATGTGGGTGAACATCTTTATACTTTCCTTTATCTTCTAAATCAATAACTTTTTTTACTTTTGGTCCTTCCATTTATTATTTATATTATATTTTATTTTTTCAGAATAATAACCTAAATTATAACATCCATAAAAATACGCAATTGGCAATGAATATATAATAATATTATTGGCAAATGGGTATTTTATAATTTTAATCATTTATTATATAAAATATTTTATTTTAAATTTTAAGATCAACTCCAATATAATTTCTATTTAAATGTTCACATCTATCACCAACATAATTATTATGACATGTCATATCTAAAACAGTATCATCTTCATTTGTATAAGTTTTAATAAAATAATCTATTTGTTCATCAGTTCTTGTAATTCCACTATCATCTTTTCTGATATTCCATTCTTTAAAAGTTGTAGGATATTTTCCAGTATGTCCTTCATTCTCAATATATTCATTATCTTTATCAATTAATTTATCTCCCCAATATCCATTCTTTCCACCAACTTTAACATTTCTTTTTTTAACAAATTTATCACCAACCATTTGTGGATTATATGTTCCTCTTTTTTTATAATAAATATTTATTTCTTCCATGTTTCTTAAAGGTTGATATTTTGCTTGGAAAAATCCAGTAGAATTATTTTTCTTCCAACTATAATGATATTTAGGTTTTTCATATTGTAATAATTCATATGTAAATGGAATTGATGAATATAATGCAATTGTACCCTTTGGTTTTAAAACTCTCCACATTTCTGGAAACAGTGTTTTCCAATTTAATGGTTTATCCCATTTGGCTTGTGTTGTAGCAAATGGTGGATCAGTATAAATAAAATCTATACTATCATCATCTAATGTTTTTATAATATCATGTATATCACCTTGTATATATTGTTTCATTGTTATATACAATATAAGATTAAAAAAATGCTCAAAAATGAACTAAAAAATGAAAATGACGGAGTGGCACTAAATATACTAATATTGCTGCCAATCTGTCATTAAAAGAAATCATCCCACTTCCCATTGGTAGAATAAAACTTGGGTTGTGATGGCGGAGCAATTGTTTGTGCCAATTGTTGTTTTAACATTTCTTTTTGTCTTAAAGCTTCTTCCTCCTTCTTTTTCTCTGCTTTCTCTTGTTTTCTTAAACGGTCATATCCCATTATTGCATTCATGGTAATATTTGTTAAATCTTCTTTGGTAAAATTCTGTTGTAAAGATTGTATGGGTTTTACTGGTTTAGGTTCTTCTTTTGGAATATCAATAGGTTCAGAAACTTCTACATGTTCTTCCTCAACAACAGAAACATTTGCTTGTTTTCTTAAATCATTCATTTTGTTCTGTTTAATTCTTTTTTGTAGTTCTTTCTCTTCTTTCTTTAAAGCAGCATTCTTCCTTCTTGTTTCTAATGCTTTTTGTCTTGCAACTGCTAATTTCTGTTTATGTTCTTCTGATAGTACCCTTTTCTTTTTTGGTTTCTCTTCTTTAACAACTTTCATTTTAGGTGGTTCTTGGAATATTTGTTCTTGGGACATTTTAGGTTTTGGTGTTTCTAATTCAGCAATTAGTTCATCATTATTCTCACTTTCTTCTGGTTCTGGTTCTGAAACCTCAACAACTTCCATTGTAATATCTGGTAAACAATCCATTTTATTATATAATATATTTTTATATATTTGTATAAATTTCTAAAAATTACTATAAAAAAAAATAACATTAAATCTATTTATGCTTTTCCTTCTAATCTCATAATATTTTGGGACTTTCTAATATGTAGTACAACAATAGTTTTTCCAACTAAATCAGTTGCCAATTGTTCATTATCATTTGAGATACTAATATCAAAAGAATTTACATATAGTGTATCTGAATTTCCCAGTTTTACATAAACCATTTCTGGTGGCTGGTAAAACAAACCTTGTCCCAGATCCCTATTAGATGTATCAAAACGTGGTAAATGATATAATATTTTACTGGGTCTTCCAACACCAGCATTGACACTATTTTGTGTGAAATTATCTAACCTAACAAATAATGAAGCTGTTGATAATAGCAATGGTGCTGTATCAGATGTATATGTATATTTACATAATCTTGCTCCGTCAACAACACCATTTGTAGAAGGTGCTAAAAGTGGTTGCTGCTCGAACCCAAGAGTAGATGCCATATTTGCCCCAGTAGTAGATGGGAATAATTCCAGTGATGGTGCTAAAATATATTGTATCTGCCGATCTTTTAATTTCAGAACACCTTTATCTGTTGCCAATCCTTCTGGTGTATATGCTGGAATATCTGTTGGATTAACTGACATGTCATTTAAACTTCTTGTATCAATTTCTCTTAAAACTTCTACTTCTTCCCTATTTTCTAATCTTACATAATAATTATTATCTGGATTTCTAATTGCATAATTATTAAATACATTTACATTTGCTGTATATTCTATAATATCCATACTTGGTGTAGAATTACCAGATGGTCCAGTTCCATAGAAAGCAATTTTAGGGTATAAATTCCAACGTGTTTGTCCCATAGGTAATATAGTATTTTTCTTTTTAGCACCCTTTGTAATGTCAACTGTGAAATTACAAATATTTATAACAGTACCACTATCATTCTCATAATCAATTTGTAATATTTCATTATTTAATGTAAAATGAAGTTCTTTAAGTTTCACACCAGATCCACCAGTAGCAGATAAATCAATTCTATTAGTGTGTGTAAAACCAAATCCAAAATATTCTACTTCTGTTAAACATACACCACCAGCATCAGAAGCTGTCATTTGATGAACCTTTAACTTTTTCTGTGGTGAACCTTCTGCTGCTTCACATGAAACAACAACATCATAAAAATTATTTTCTAATCCAAATACATCACCAAATCCAGTTGATTTATGTGCTTGGTAATATTCTAACTGATCTTTTCCAGCATTAGCATTTGTCTTACTTTCTCTACTAATAGCACGTGATAAACCAACTTGCCAAGTGGAATTACCATAACCAGTTCCATCACCATTTGTACTTCTTGCCCCAGCAACATTTACTTTCATAATACCACCTTCATGTGATAATGGAAAACCTACATTACCATGAAAACAACCTTCTGTAAAATCAGTTTCACCAGTTTGTTTTGTAAATCTTGGTCCAGAAGCTTCATTAGATACTGTTATTTTACCATCTTCACCTTCACCTTTATAAGCACACTCAAAAAATCCAGCACCATTAAAGTTGGCAGTATCAGTAGAAATATTTGCTGGTAAAGCACCAAGTTCATCAGATACAATATTAAAACCAGCATAAGCATTTGTAGTGCTGTCCCTATTAACTTTAAAATCAAGTTTACCATAAATATCTGGATGTGGCATTCCAATATTAATAGATTTTTGCATAACAGCAACAAAATCTTCCATAGAAAAGTTTTGCCGTGATATATTACTTGCCAATGCTGGATTACATTGTATTGATCTATATGGTCCATCAAACTCTTTGGTTTTGGTTAAATTTAAATCTTTACCAAAAAATTCATACCATGTATCTGTATTTTTTAATGTAGTAGTTGATGATTTATTTAATTTAACAGATTGTACAGCAACCTCACTATCTGGTTCTATTTGTAGAGTTTGTTTGAGAGCATTATGATAATTATATGCTGCTTCATAATTACTAAATCTATTATAATTTATTTCATCTTTGATATTGGAGGTTATGATCAATGACATTTTTTATAATTATATAATATAAAAAAAAATATATATTATAATTATAAAAATAATGAGTGCAATAACAAAATCTGTTCCTTTTAGTGAATTACCAGAACAAGTTAAATTACAGTTCGATGTGAAAACTGATGGAAGTAAAGTAGTCAAATATAGTCAAGCTGATATATTTGAGGCAAAGAAAAAAGCAGTAAAGGCAAAGAAAGCAATGCCTAAATCTGAAAGATTAAAGAAAGCAAAAAGTGAAGGAATTAAAGCAAGTGCCAAAGCACAAGCATTAAATGAAAAGTTAAGAGATAATGGTACATATAAATATGATGCTGATGCTGAACATTAAGCAAATAGTTTTGTGGGATGTTTAAATTGTTTCATCCAATCTACAATTGATTTATCTATTTTTTCTTGTTTTTGTTTAGATGTTAATGGTTTCTTATGGGCTTTTAGCCAAACATCATGTTTTGGTTCAGCAAATGATTTAATATTATCAACCATTGTTTCATCCATATTTTTCCTATATTTAATAATATCGTAATGCCCCATAATATTATTAATATGGAATTTATAGTTTACATGATGTTCACCATCTTTGGTAGTTTTTTGTTTCTCAATAAGACCATCACCACAAATGGATTTTACCATTTTTACATACATTGTAATACATGTATGTTTATCAGTTAAATCCTCAAAATCCTTACCTCTGTATCTGAATACAGTTTTATATTCTTTGGCAAACTTTTCCAATTGTTGTTTATCAAGTGGTTTAATAACTTCTTCATTAAAATATCCTTTTTCATCTAATGGTGTTTCATAATAACTATCTTTTAATCCAATCATCTTTTTAAACTTTCTGCATAGAATAACTTGTGATTTAATGGATGTTGATTTATTACTATTAAAATCACCTTCCTTTACAATATTTTCCATTAGTTTATCAGAATGGTCAAAGAACATTGCTGAACAACCCCAGTGGTTTTCTAATTGTTTTGGATCACAGAATAGTGTTGGTTTATTTTTGATAAAATCAAAAGGTATTTGTAGAATTTCATTTAGTTTAACAACACCTTCACTGAAACCACAGTTTTTAGCTTTTTCACCAGTACTTTCATCATAATATGGTCTTCCAAGATTATCTAATTTATTTTGTTGATATTCTAACATATCATAACAATCCTCCTTATTATATTCATCAAGGAATGGTAAAGCTAATTTTTCTTCTAAAATATTAATTTCTTCTGTTAATTCCTTTGTATGATACTCTACTTGTTCACCAGCAAGGAATTCTTCATGGTAAGTATCACACTTTGCTTCTAATTCTTCTGCTTTTTCTTTTTTCATTTCAGAAATTTCTTTTGCTACATTTTTACTATCTTCTGAAAGTTGGAATTTCCTTTCAGTAATAAAACCTCTTGACCTAATAATATTGATGAAATGGGCAAACTTATTTGTATCAAAACAATCATAATTATATAGAAATCCAGCTAATAGGTTTACATATTCTTCTGGTTCATTTCCATCAAGTACTTTAAAAGTAGTAGCACCATATTTATCTCTGCCAGTAATATCCATTTTACATTCCTCAATATTATGATATTTGTATGAATGACACCATTTACCTTCTTGTGCAAAATGATAATATAATTGTGTAATATTTCTGTTTCTACATACTTGCTGAACCATAGCTGCTGGTGTAATTGTATGACATTTGTAATAGCAAAATACTGGTCTTTCCATAACACTATCTAAACCATAAACAATCTTTGGTGAAAATATTACTTTATCATAAGCATCTAAATCAATATCACCAGAAAAATCAGATGTAAATGATTTAATACCACTATCTTTTCCCATTCTTTCCATGATGTCAACCATTGTTTTACTATCAGCACAACACATCCATTTTTTTTTGTCTTTTAATCTATCAATAAAATCATCAAACTTATGTACTTCTACTGCTCTAATATTGTTATTATGTTTGTATGTGTTATTTACATATTTATATTTAATATTCCATTGTTTTAGCATAAGTAAACAATTATCTGAAATATCAGCATCTGTGCAAACAATAGCTTCACATTGTTTCATAATTTTACATAGTAGTTTGTAAATCTGAACTCTCTTTTGGTTCATATTACCACAAGTAATGAAATATTCCACTAAACTATTAAATTCATCAAGATATAATGTATAACCATGAAAGTCATTAAAATTAGCAAGTTTAGTTAAACTATCAATAGTAATACAAATATTTTCACCTTCCATATGTTCCCATTTCATAAAATCATCATAATGCCAAGCATGAGCATTATTGTCATCCATTTCATCTTGGATTTCTTCCCAATATCTACATTTTAATCCACCTTCTTGGAAAACCTTATTTTGTTCTTTACCAAGAGAAATTCTTGATACAACAGATAAAAACTTACAATCTTCATTTTTCATATATTTTTTCATAGCTGTTGTTTTACCAGTACCAGTATCTGATCTAACAACTAAACATCTTGTATCATCTAAAAATTCATCAATAAAATCAACTTGTTCACCATCTTTAATTCCAAGTTTATTTCTATCAATATTGATAGTTGCTTTTTCATTATGACATTCAGTTGGTTTATATTTAGTGTAAGATAGTACACAATCAGAACCTCTGGCTGTGGATTTCTTTGCAATGTGTTCTACACAAAATAATGTATTATGATGTTTAATATAATCCCATTGATTTTTAAGGAATAATTCAGTTGCTTCATACTGTTCGAACTCATAGTTTTGCTCACATCTTTTTAATGCCCATTTAATGTATAAATCATATTTGTTTAGTGTTTTCATAGCTGTTGTCCATTTTACAAAATGTTCCCTATCATGAAAGAAATAATCTGGAATTTTCTTACAAAATATATCCTCAATTTCATTATCAGATAAATCAAACTTGTAAACACCTAAATCAACTTCATCTAAATGTTTTTCTTCTTCTACTAATGTAATTGGATTGTGAACCTTTACCTTTGGATTTCTTGGTTGTCTTTTGGGTTTTTCTTCTGTATTATATAAATTATCCATACACCATTTTTTTAATTCTGGTGGAATAGTTTTAATAGTTGTATCATGTTCTACTGTATACATTTTTAGTGTTCCATCATCTGTGGCAAAATGTGTACCAGCTGAAACAACATATCCACCATCATTTCTAATATCAACATTAGTTGTTTTGCTGGTAGTTTGTTTAATATCACTATCATATTTAAAATACAGATGCCAACCACCACTACCAGTTCTAACAGTGTATGTATCAAAAATTTTATAATCATTTCCAAAGGTTTCATTAAATGTATTGATAAGTCCTTCTTCCTCACCATCTTTATAAAAATCTAAATCAAGTACTACAATATTATTTATTTTTCCACATGGAACTGCACAATTGGTTCTAACAAGTGCTTTATTTAATCTTTTTTTCCAAAGATGTTGATGTGGGAAATAATCTATTTTTTTCTTAAAATAAATAGGATTTTCTCCAAAACATTTCTCATAATCAAAAGGTACTTCTTTATCATTCTCATCAATCCATACATATTTACACCACTCAAAACTTGGAAGTTTATTATAATGTTGTGGCTTCATTGTTGGAGCATATTTAGGACATCCAGAATAATTTAATCTAAATGTATTAAACTTATGTTCTATTGTCATATTATATTCATTTAGATTATTTTTATTATCCGATTTATTCATTTTACTTTTGTTCATTCTATATTATAATAATATATAATAAATTAACTTTAAATGCCTAAAATCTCAAATTGTGAAAAATCTTAAAATATAATCAAATTAATTATTTTTTATCGTGGAATGACAGTTTGGCAATCTTATATAATAATATTTATGCCATTCCGTCATTATTTAATTTTACCCTTTTTTTAAATTATCTATAAAATTAAATTCATTTAAATACTTAAAATTAATTATCTATTATAATAATATATAATGGAAGAACAATTAATCAAAAAAGCAATCGAACAATATAAGAAAAAGAAAGCTAATGAATATTACAATTATCATAACAAATATAAATTAGATCCTAACTTTATGCAAAAGAATAAAGAAAGGGCAAAAGAACATTATGATAAAAATAAAGATGAAAGAAAACTAAAATATAAAGATAATAAAGAATTTGTAAAGGCAAGAAGTTCTTATAATTATTATAAAAAAAATGACAAATTGGAAACATTTAAGTCAAAATTTCCAGAAAGGGTTAAGATTTTAAAAGAACATGCTAATCTTGTTGGAGGGGTGGTTGTTGGTCTTGATTATTAATTGGTGGTACTAATGCTGGGGCTTCTTCATCTGGTGGTTTATCTTTTTTATTCTTTTTATCTTTTAATTTTTGTGCTTGGTCTTTTAAACCTTTCATTTCTTCTTCTGTTGGTGGTCTTCTTTCACATTGGAATAAATAACAACAATTTACCCTACAATGACATTTAGATTGCCATACAACAAGAAGTAATGATCCAATTGCCCCAGCAACCATAACTACAAAACCACCAAGTTGGTCAACACTGTAATCTTGGAGTTGTCCTTCACTTTCACTCATTGTTTATATCATTATCTTTTATATTTTTATTCTATACATAATAATTTATATTTTATTATTATATATGGAAAATCATAAATCAATCAAAATAGCAAATGCTGAACATTTACTGAAACTATTAGAAGTAGTGGATGGATTGAGAAAGCAAATAATAAACCTTGATAAAGATATTTCATATATCAAGAAATGGATTGAGAAACATGAAGAAGATGAATTAAAGTTAAAAAAGAGTGGATGGTTTTATTAAATTTAATAATCAAAATTATTTTATTTATAGTATATATAAAAATGCCAGAAGAAGAAGGATATGGAGATAAAGAAGTTTCTACTGAAAAACCCAAAGCTACACGTAAAGGTGCTGGAAAGTTAAGTGATAAACAGAAAGCAGATTTAAAAAAGCATATGGATAAACTTGATATGTCTGTATCTGAAAAAAGAAGTCATCGAATGAAAATGATGGCTCAAATGAGGAAAGGACATTCTGTAAAAAAAGCACACAATGCAATTACTAAATAATTGATTTTTTTAAGTTTTATTTTTTATAATTTTTTATATTTTAATAATATATAAAAATGGCACAGTATTTTAGAAGCGGTGATAAAGTTAATCTTGATCAAACAGAAGTGGAAATATCTGCTGAAAATGGGTTAGAATTTAAGGAAAATCAAGTTATTGGAATTTACATTCCTCCTAATGTTAGGTTCTTTTCTGGAAAGGAAAGTAGGTTAAGTTTTGATGTAGCACTTTCCCCAGATACTTCTGGTGATTTTGGTGCTACTGCTCTACAACTTGATGGTACTATCGGTGCACAAAGTTTATTTTCTAAATGTAGGATCTATGCTGGAAATCGTGCGCAATTAATTGAGGAGACGGACGCATATGATGTAAATGTAGGTGTTAAATATGCTTATGAAACTAATGATAGTATTAGAAACAAGAGAGCATTGACAGAAGGATGTGGAGCTTATCTTCCAGAGTGTCGTTGTACAACTGGATGTCTAAAATCTAATCAAGCAAATGTAATGTGTAATCCTTATTTTGAGCAGAGGTTTCATGGTGAAAATAGATTAACTGGTGCTTCTGGAAAAGATACACAAGCAATTGGTGATAAGATGCAGAAGGCACATATTGAGATGCCCTTACATATGGGATGTTTTGCCAACAACTCAAAGGCATTCCCAAATGTTTTAACTGACGGAATTTATGTGGAACTAACATGTAATCCAGCAGTGAAGGTTATGAGAACCCTTGATACTGTTTGTAGAACACGTGGTGATGTATACAACAATCCTATGTTTAATGGTGCTAATACTACTGGTACTAAATGGGATAATGCTGATGCTGCCAGAACCAAGATATTTATTAAGAATGATGTAAACATGCAAGTAGATGCCCAGCATTGTCCATTTGTTGTTGGAGAAAAACTTGGGTTCTTTAAGGCAAATATTGCTGGAACAAAAGAGATTGCTTTTGATGGTGGTAATGTTCCAGTTATTACTGAAATTACTACTGCTGGTGGAGAAATAGCAATTACATTTGCCCCAGCATGTAAACCAGCAACCGCTGGTGATAATATTGACCCAGCAACCGATGATGTATTTATATATTCACTATCACTTGACCAAGCTGGAACTTATACACCATCCTATACAATTTCAGATGTTAAGATGATTGTACACCAAGTAAATGTTGGAGCAGATTATGAAAGTGGTATGATGGCAAAAATGAAACAAGGTGGAGTTATTGCTTTTGATATTCCCAGTGTTGCTTGTCTAAAAACTTCACTCCTTAAAGCAGACCGCCAAGCAACCGTAAATTTAAGTATGGATCATGCTAAATGTCGGTCAATTATTTCAGTACCTACCGACGCTAATGTTTATGCTGGAAAGGATAAAATCAATAGTAAGGGAACTTACAAATGGTTTTCTGATGGTGAAGGTAATGTAGCAGTTGATTATTTGAGTGATAGTAGTGGACTAACTGGCTGTGGAAATAATTTAAATTCATACAATTACCAGCTAAATGGGTTGCTTGTTCCCAGCAGAGCAGTCAAAACTGCAAAATCATCTACTGCTGGTAGTGGAGGTATTGATGGTGAACATACACTGGAAATTGAGAAAGCACTACTTGGTGCTGGAATTGTTCCACTATCTTTTAAGGATTACAAGAAGAATTTTATTTTAGGTAGAGTTTTGGCAATGGATCAGAATACTGTTTATGATGGACGTGGTGTTGATACTCGGTTGCTATTAGATTATGGTGGTACACAAGCAGATGTTCAGATGCTCTGGTGTCATTTTATTTACCACATTAAAACTTTACAAATCAGAGGTGAAGGATTACAAATTGAGAATTAAGTAAAATCAAAAAATGACAGATTGGCAAAAATATTATTATATAATGTTGCCAATCACGTATTATCAAAAATAATCAAAAATATAAATAAAATAATTAAACTTTTGTAATTTATTTTTTAGTTTTAATAATATATATTATTATATTATAAATATGTCTTCCCAAATGAGATACATGGAAATTGCTTGTTCCAACAAGCCAAGTTCTAACGTTATGAGTTTCAGAGATGGTATAACTGAAATGATTTTTGACATTCCAGAAATGGATGCCTTTGTTATTCCTTCTTCTATTAGAATTTGTGGTAAAATTAGATGTTATGCAAATGATGCCAAAGATAAAGATATTACTACCACTAAAATTAATATGGATGCCAGAACTGGTGTTTATTCTACATTTAATACTATTACTACAAGAAGTTTAAAGCACCAAACTACCATCGAACAAAGTAGACATTTTAATAGGTTCATGGCAAGCTTCATTCCGTTAAGTCAAGGGCTAAACGATGTCCAAAGTCATATGAACCAAGTTGCTCTTACTTCTCCTAATGCTAAACAGACAAAGCAAGGTGTTGTAGATATGAGTAAATCATCTGGTACAAGTTTCGCATTGCCCTTACCAACTGGCTTACTTTCTGGCACTGGTCAGATTGGATTAGCAAGTGGATGGGGAATTTCTGGATGTCAGATTTCTATACAATTGGAAAATGATAGTCAAGTTTTCCATTATGAAAATGGTGTTGTTGATGCTGATACTAACCCATTTTATGAAATAGAAAATCCACATTTGATTTGTGAAGTTATGCATCCAGATCCAGAAACATTAGCACAATTACAGAAACAAGGAAGTGGACAGCTTACTTATCAGTCCATGTCATCTTATTATGATACAATTGCTTCTACTAATGCCCAGATAAATTTTAATCTTGGTTTGGGTAAAGTAAGATCAGCATTTGTAAATTTCATTGATAGTGCTAAATTAAATAATCTTACTGAAAATGGTTTAGCAACTCTTATGCCTACACTATCTACTGGACTTCTCAATGATATTTTACAAGTACAGTTTCTCAAAGGGGGAACACAATATCCAGCACTATTTCCCCAAGATAATGTTATTAGAGATAGTCCTAAAACTTCTGTATGTGATGCTGGACTATTAAGAGATTATATAGATGCTGTTGTTCCATACACATCTAATAGAAGTTTATGTATGACAATCAATAATGCTAATCGTAATTATATATTAAATAAAGCAACAACTACTTTCCAACCTTACAATCATATTGCTGACACTGGTGTAGTATATGGTCTTGGAGTTCGGTATGATGCTCTTGGTGGTTCTGGTGCTGATTTCCGTAGTCAGAACTGGGGATTAAACATGACACTAACAAATAATGATGGTAATGTAGTATCAGCATTTATATTTGTCAATTCTGAACAGACCCTTGTATTTAATGCCAATGGTGTACAAGTTGTTCAGTAAAGTTTAATTTCTCAAAAATATTTTCTATGTTATATATAAAATGGAGTTTATAGAAATGTGTGCTGATATTGATGAACTTATAAGTTTGTGTGCAAAGGTTGGGAATTCTGAATTATGTAAAGAATTAAGAAAGCTCAAAGAATTAAAGGATGATCCTAATTATGAAACTGAAACATCACAATCAGAAAGTGAATGTAGTGAAACAGATTTAGTAGAAGAAGAATATACAATCAATCCATGTGATAATGGTTTCTGTGAAATGACAGATTGCCATACATGTGATTGTGATGGCTGTAAAGTCAAGAAATCTTAAATTATGTATATATATTAATGTAAATATGCCAATATATGTGTTTTAATCTTATATTATGTGTTATTTATACTTAAAAACAACATAAAATTATAATTTTATTCTTTAAATACCATTAAAAACAGCATAATAATGGATTTATGGTATATAATACATATATAATAGGTATAATATAAGATTTATAATATATAAAAGATATAATATTATTATATTATATATATTAAACAAGTATCATGTATGATAAACTTTTATTAATTCATAATCTCCCATTACCAGATGATATAAATAATTTAATAAAAATATCTTATAAGTATAAAATGTTAGAACCAAAATTTAAATTACAATATGATAAAGTTATTTCACATATGCAATATTATTTGTGGTTAAATAAAAAACTTAATAAGAAAGATAATTTAAATGTATCAATAATTAAAACAATAAAAGAATATGATTATTATTAAAGTAATTTCTTTACCCTTTCATCTTTAAGAATATGTTTATTGGCAAGTATGTACTTGATAGTTGCTTCATCTTTTTTCTTATGTGCTTCCTTCTTATCAACTGGTTTCTTTTTTTCTGATGGTGGCATGTCAACCTTCTTTGGCATCTTCTTTGTTTTCTGTTTAAATGTAGCTACAAATTTTTTATTTTTATCATCAATCTTATATCCAGCTTTCTCTATTTCTTTTCTTAAATCTTCCTTACTTTTTCCTTTTGGATCTATTCCCATAGTTTCATCATACTTCTTAATCAACCTCTTTAATTCTGCTAATGTCAACATCCTTGTATATAATGTAAAAATAAAATATTATTATATATATAATTATAAAATGTTTATTCATAAATCACATTCCAAAAAAGATTTAAATAACATCATCGAAACTTTTAAAATAAATATAGATAATCCCAAACAATATAAAAAAAGAGAATTGTTAAGATTACTTACAAAAGAATTAGATGTACTGGAAGAGATAGAACCAGAAACAAAATATTATATGTTTTATAATATTATAGAATTAAAAGATTATTTAAGTTCATGTAATCCAAAGAAACTATTATCCATCAAAGAGAAAACAGAAATCATTTTACATTGTAAAGAAATACAACAATATATTAAGAATGGTTTTAATATAGAATATTCTATATTTGAGAATGAAGATGAATTGCATAACTTATGTAAATATATACAACCATATGGAGATATTCCAAGTGTTAGAAAAGCATTATGGAAATTAAAGAAACATCCAATTAATAAATTTTATTATGAACCTACAATATCAAAACAAACACAAGCTGAATTAGATAGAAGGAATTTAATTAAAAATAAATACCCTAAACATTTAACTTTAAGTCATGGCAAATTTTTGATTAATTTTGATTAATGACAAGTTGGCAATCTTATATAATAATATTTTTTGCCAATCCGTCATTATTTCTTTTTTGCTATTTCTTCTTGTAAAATTTGTTGGACAATATTAAATTGACTTGTATTTTTAGATTTAGTAATTTTATAGATGACAGCACTATTCTCATTCACCTTTGCTAATGTTCCATTTGGTTCACATATTGCTGTTGTTATATCTGTTATTGTAATTGGATTAGTTATTGTAAATGCCATACCACCACCATCTGTAAAGAAATAATCAGATACACCATTGATTTTATTAACCAATCCCATAATTTTCATATTTATTCCACCATGTGAACCACCTACATATTTTTCTTGATCTAATAAATCAGTTCTTATTGTGAAATATGGATTAATCATTAATTTAGGAATATCTTGTCCACGTGTTGTAATTGATTGAGTATTCTGTACAATCTCTGGTGTATATTGTAATCCATAACCAGCAGATGTAGCATATGTATTTGTTCCTTTTACATAACTATTATATTGGACTGCCAATGGAAATGCAATTTGTGTAGAATAATTAATACCACCAAACTGATTAATTGGATAATCTTTTAAATCTGTTGATACAACTTGACAATTAGTTGTGGCAAATTTCATACTAAACATTGTATCTTCTCCAACTCTTATTTGTTCACCATTTTCTATTGTTATATTCTTTGGATTAAATTGTTCATATGAAAATCCAAGTAATCCCCAAAATGATTTCTTCCAATATCTTTCTGGACATGTAGCACCTATGTCTAAAAATATTCCACAATGAGCATCAAATACAGCACCTTCTTCTATATTAGGATTAGCTACTGATAAATCTGTTGGTGCTTCATCTTGTTTTAAATATATCATTTTATTTACTGGATCACTATGTGAATTTTCCGTTAATGTCATATTTGCTGGTAAGTTTTCTGGTGGTGGTCCAGAAACATATATTAAATGTTGTGGATATGAAACCCAATATGGTTTCATGTCTGGTGTATAATCTGAATATCTTAATCTTTTATTTATTTTATAACATTCAGTTGCTGCTTGATCTGATATAGGAACTGATGTTGGAACTGTTTGCTCTGGTGTATCAGCCGTTTTTGGTATAATATTTGTTGTTGTTCTACCAGCAAATGCTGATTGCCCTACATTTTCTGCTGTGTGTAAATTCTGAAAACCAAATGAATTAGTTAATTGATTATATACCAATGCTGGATTATTTGCTCCAATATATCTGAAATTTAAAAATTCAGTTATTCTTTGACAATTAGTATTATATTTAGATACTGGTGGATCTTGTTGGACTACCGCATAATCACATACTGAATTAACATGTACACTTTCATTATCTGGTGCTACTGGTGCTGTATTATTGTCAAATAAACTATCTGGTGGTCCATTAGATATTCCATTTCTTCCAGTCATTATTAATGTGCCAAATGCTGTTGCATGGAAATCATAACCAACAAATGTACCAAGATTATTTCCAGTAGTAGCTTTGATTACACCATTACCAGCACCATCTTTATCTTGATTTATAAATATTTCATCTATATAACCACTTACTCTACTTTGTGTTATTTGTGGATGAATTGTTATAAAATAATTATCACCTATTTGGGTTTTTGTAGCAAATCCAAAACATAAATTATCTGTTCCTTGTAATCCATCATTCTCAATATTTTCTAATTCTTGTTGATATTTAAAATATAATGGATAAGATGATTTTTGTATATTATTTGTTATTGTTGCTTGTTTATAACCATCATCACCAAAATTAACTAAATTCTTATATGCCATTATATGTAAGTATCTATCTAATCCTAATTCTAATTCATTGGCATATTCATTTTGTGCTTTGAGGAAATTAGATAGATTTGTTAAATTAGTTATATTCCACTCAAATGATGTAATACATGGTTGTGGATCAGCATTAACACTAAAAATATCTTGTCTAACAAAAGCTTGGACATCATCTAATGCTGCTGTTGTATTGGTTTGTATTCTACCAAAACTATCATTTATTTTTCTACCCAATGTAAACAATTCTGGTCTTTTTACAAATATATATTGTAATGTACTGTGGTAATATTCTAAACTTGTTTTTTCAGCATCACTTGGAGCATATGTTTCATCTTTACTATTAACAGTTAATATATTATTCCAAATATCTTCATCATCTCTACCAGTAGCACCAACTTCTATTGGAAAATATGAATTTGTTGTTGTTGTGGAAAATAAATTGTGGACTTCTTCATCACCATTAGCAAATGTAATTGTTTTAGTATAAGTTTCTGGTTGTGGTTGTGTATTTCCATCAATATCTTCATAATCTATATTCTGTTGCATTTGTTCAGTTATTTGAGCAGCAACATTAGTTGGTGAATAAAAACCTTTTTCTACTTTATAATCTTTTAATTCTATATATGGTACATAATCATTTCCAGCAATATAATCCATTCTTAAAGCATCATTTAATAAGAAATTTATATCTGTTGTTCCATCAGCATAATATTTTACATTTGGGGCAGCATCATAATCATAATAACTTCTTGTTCTCATGAACATTGTAAACCTTTTGTTATTTGTTCTTGGTTTATATATTTGTGATTTTGCTTGTGCTGTTTCACCAGTTTTTTCTGCTGGTTCGAAGTAATTATTATTTCCACCATATGTCATAAAATAATAATCACAATTTGGAATTCTTTTGCTATTATGTATATCTGGATCAGCAAAACTTCTACCAGTATCTGTATCATCAGTTCTCTCAAAATATGAATACATGGGATATTGTTTTTGTGGATCTAATACTGTGGCAGCACCCCCACTTTTTTTAGGTGGATTTAATTTATTTAGTTGTGTTGTTGATAATGCAAACCTTCTGGGTTGGAACATACAACCTTCACCATTATTAGTTTTATAATATCTTTGTGGTACAGTTGTTTCATTATCCTTTAATAATACTTTTTGGCTACTATTTTCATATTTAGTTCCATTTAATATTTCTACACTTTGTTTATTTTGGAATGTATCTATTGTTGTTTTTTTTACTACTTTAATATTTGTATATTCTAAATCAATTGATACAACCTTTTCTTTATTTCCACTTTCATCATATCCATTATCTGTATATATAAATTCTCCATCAAACTCCATATTAGCTCCACCACATCCATCTTCTGAAACAAAAGCATTTACAATTTCCACTGTATCACCAGTTTCTAATTTTATACCATTTCCAGTTTTACATGTAAAGATTGCTGTTTGTTCATTGTTATTACTCTTTGCTTGTACTGATTGTTGCCTATTACACTCTAATAAAGTTATATCAGCAAACTCCATTTATTTAATATATTATAATATATTAAAATAATTCCAAAAAAACATAATAAAAGATAGAAATACGCAATTGGCATTATTATATAATAATATTTCTGCCAAACTGTCATTTTTTAATTAAGCATAGAAAGTGGACATTTTACCATTTGTAAGCTTGGCAAATCGGAGGATTTCCAACCATACCCTCTGTGTAGTATTAGCATTAGCATCAAGAGCAGTATGAAGATCAGCACCTTTACTATCAAACTTGGCACTATTATTAATTTTAAAACCTTGCCAGAAATTCTTTGCTTGTAAATTACTACGTTGCTGTAATCCCATAAAGTTATGAGTAGCAAGTGCTACAATACAATTACCTTCACCACAATAATGTTCACGTGATATATATGCTGGTCCACCTTCTGCTGAAATTAAATGATGATAATGGGTTGCTGGATTGTCAACAGATTGAGGGAATATAAATTCATTATTGTAAAATAAATTAGATGTAAGTTTAGTTCTTCCACC